CCGACCTTAAGCGCCAAGAAGGAATAAACAAGGCAATAAAGGACAACGAAAACGCACAGCTACAAGCGCAAGAAGACTTTGAAGAACAAATGCGAGTCTTACGCATGAGCGAAACCGAAAAACAAATTGACGAAATACAAACGCGTTACTTTGAGTTGATCGCCTTAGCTGAACAATACGGAACGGACACGAAATTTTTAGAAGAAAAAAGAGCCGCTGAAATTAAAGCAATAAACGACAAGGTTGTAGCCGACGAAAAGGCCGCGTCTTTGGCTAAAATTGAAAGCGCTAAAGCTGAACGCGACGCTAAACTAACCCTAGCTAGCGACATAGTAGGGGGCATAAGCACGTTAGGTAATGCGTTTATAAAAGACCAAAAGAAACTAGAACAATTTAACAAGGCTAGCGCGTTGGTTCAAATTGGTATTGACACGGCTAAGGCTATTTCGGCTTTGGTTGCCGCTGCCAATTCAAACCCTTTTAACGGGGTTTCGGCGGGTGCTGCTGGTATTGCGCAATTCGCCTCGGGTATTATTCAAATTACCACGAACATAGCTAAGGCAAAGCAACTATTAACCAACCCTAGCGGCTCAGTTTCAGGCGGTGGTGGTGGCGGTGGTACGTCTAGCTCCGCAAGTGCAGCGGCTATGGTACCACAAGTAAACTTGTTCGGACAAGGTAACAACTTAAACACGGCGGGACAACCTAAGAGCGCAAACGCAACGCCTAGTTTTGTAGTGCAAGCGGTTGTAAGCGAAACGGACATTACAAACACGCAAACGAAAATTAATAAAATCAAACAAGGGTCTGAGTTATGACAAGTTACCAAGCACTTATAAACGAAATAACAACGTTTTACGACAACCATATTCAAGTAAAAAAGGTCGGGTCGGACTTCAAAGAACAAATGTTCAACTTCGCCACTAAAGACGAAAAGTACCCTATTGTTTACATTGTACCCGTCACGGCTTTAGCCACCGAAAACACGAACGACTTTGTCCTAGAAATTTATTGCTTTGACATTATACAAAAAGACCGCGCAAACATTAACGTAATTCTAAGCGATTGCCAGCAAATATTGTACGACCTTTACACGTACTTTATAAACTCGGATAACTACGCTTTTGACTTAGTGGACACCCCTAGTTTTGAACCTTTGAATAACGACCTTTTAGACTACGCCGCTGGTTGGGTAATGACTGCAACCTACGCCGTGAATAACTGGACTGATTGCGCCGTGCCGCTTAAACAAGAACCGAACTAAATTTAATATAGTTAAAGACGAAAACATGAGCACAAACTTATTAGGCGAACTAGCCGCAAACAACGGGACATATTTTTTAGTAGCTCCAGGAGAGCCATTAACGTACACAGCAAACATTGACCAAATTATTCACAGAGGCAACGGCAATAAAATAACTGCCTTAGAGGTAATAAGAGACGGCGAATATGTAAATGTTCTTTCTGATTATATAAGCAATCTAATTGTAAGCTTACCAGTTGACTTAAGAATAACACCGCAAAACAATGAGGTATTTGCAAGAATAACAGTTGTTGGAGGTGGCGGGTTTGGAGGCTTTGAATTAGTTTTAGCCCCATGAACCTAACACAAAAAATTAGCCAAATGACCCCTAAAGGGTCGGACTTACAAGCAACGGACTTAGTAGAAGTTTCGACTTTGGTTGGCGGTTCTTACGTTACTAAGTCGGTAACGGGTCAAGATATAATAGATGCCGCCGCGGGTGGTGGTGGTGTAACAGACGTAACGGCAACGGCTCCTATCGTATCAACTGGTGGCACTACTCCAAACCTAAGCATGGAGGGCGCGAATGGTTCTGATGATGGCTTTTTAAAAAGTACGGACTGGAATACGTTTAACGACAAACAAAACGCTTTGACACTTACCACAACGGGTACAAGTGGCGCGGCTACTTTGGTGGGTGACACTTTGAACATTCCGCAGTATAGTGGTGGAGGTGGAGGTGGCGGTGGTATTCATGGTGCAATGATTAGAAGTGGGAGTGCGACAACTTATATTGTCAACTCTTTGACAAGTTATTCAGCTACGAGTACTACAAATTTACGCTTGGCTGCTGTTCCATTTATACCAATTAAAACATTTACAACGGCTTCATTCTACATTAACGTAGGTACATCACAAGTTGCGGCTATCGCAAGAATTTTGATTTATTCCGAACTAAATGGATTGCCAGACCAAAAGCTATATGAAAGTGCAAATCTTGACCTTTCATCAGCTGGTATTAAAACGGCAACAACTTCATTTACATTTACTGCTGGAACTACTTATTTTGTTTGCACACACACACAAGGAACCGCTGGAGTTACACACATACCCGTAACGTCCTTAATGCCAATAAGTATTGGAGGTATTTCAACTCCAACTACATTTTTTTCCTCTACTGTATCTTGGGCTATTGGTTCTGCTCCAACTACATTCGGAAGTGTAAACTCATTAAATGGGGCTGTTATTTTAGTAGGAATAACATCAGCTTAAACTTTAAACCATGCCACAAGTAAGAAACGAAATATACGACGACAACGGACTTGTTCGCGTTGAATTTATAGAGGTTGACGAACCAACCGCCGAAGAATTAGTAGCGCAAAAAGAAGCTGAGTTGCTCGCTTTGTACGCTGAATTGAAAGCACTAAAAGGGGAGTAATGGCGTACAAGAACGACGGGACTTTTAATGTCCTTTACAAAACACGTAATAAGATTGCTAAGACATTAAAGCGTATCATTGCCGAAGAAAACCTTATAGACACGGAGGCGCTTTATGATTCAATTAGGATCAATGCTAAAATACCAGCGTTGGGTGAATTAGAAATACAAATTCTAGCAATGTACTATTTCGGGTTCTTGAACAATGGAACTATTAACATGTTGCCTTTCGACCTTTGCGCTAAGCTTACCGCACGCCTAAACGCCGAGGGTACGACCGCTGAAATTTACCAACAATACACGGAATGGATGGCTAAGCGCTACCCAATTCTACAAGTCGCTAGGATTCTAGGCGAAAAGAAAAGCATTGTTTACACGTTCGAACCAATAGGTGGTAGCTTTGATGCAGCGTTAAAATTTAGGGGTTTCTAAGTAGCCCATTTCTTTACGCATACTTAGCATATTAAAAACGAAGATTAAGGGCAGTTCACCGACTGCCTTTATTTTTGTTAGGTCGCCTTCACAAAGGTCAAACAACAAAGATTCCCACCCCCATTTTTTAGACTTCTTGGCTTGTTCTTGCGCCTTTAAAGTTTCCTTATAGTCTTCTAAGCTATCAAAGTCTTTAATGTCTAGGGGTTCGTCGTCGTCTTCGTCGTCTTCGTTAAACAAGTTTTCGTATTTCTTTAAAAAATCTTCACGCCATTTTAAGAACTCAGGAATAAGCCCGTAAACTTGGGTTATTTTAAGGTCGTCGAACTTGTCGAATACGTCGAACGGGTTAAACACGTAGGGTTCAAATTCAATGTTACCCCAGTTGTCGGTATTGATACGCCTATAAAACACGGAAACAATATGCGAAATATGCTTTAAGTAATCATTTGACAAGAAAAAGTTAAGGTCTATAAACTCGTCTAGCGTTAGTTTCTTAAACGGCTTTAAAATGTACGTGTCGCCGTCTATTATTACTTCGCTTGCATGCGCTTTCTTAGGCTCACTAAGAACCCATTTAACCGACTTAAATAGTTCGCTTATTTCTTCTAAAGAAAGTTCTTCTAAGTCGTCGCTAGGTACGTCTAAAAGGATTGCAAGCGTTTCTAGTTGTAAGTTGAAAAACCCTTCGTGGTCTTTGAGTTCGCGAAGTTCTTTAAATTGGTACAACTTGACCTCATGCCACCCCTTCGGAACTTTCATTTAAGCTTTGAACTTGTTTGTTAATTGTTTCGGCAATGGCTACTAGGTAAGGCACGGCAACCTCGGCGGGCATTTCACGAATAATCTTTGCCTTTAGTTTGATGTGTGCGTCGGTGTAGTGTTCGGTCTTACTTAAGTCCGTTCTTTTAAAGATAACCGCCAACGCTTCGGAAATAAACCCTTTGTGTTTGTGCGCTAAAATCTTTTCAATATGCTTTGTGTCTTTGGCCGTTAACTTAAAGTCTTGGTCGTAGGCTTGGTAAGTGTACCCATCAGCTTCGAAACGTTTTAATAAAATACCTTCTGGCGCTTTAGCCGTGTTGAATAAACGGATAGCTTCTTTAAAGTCTTCAAAGTCCATGTCTTCGGCTTCAGGTACGCCCATGTACTTAAAAACTTCTAAGTGTTTTTCGACGTGGTCAAGCTTTTCGTTAGCGTGAATTTCCGTAATGTCTTCAAATTGCTGAATGGTTAGTTCGTTTAACTCGTTCGCAATGTCTTTGTTACAAATTGTTATCATAGTTTTTTTGAACAAATATAAGGGTTTTTTAATATGGTTATGGTTAATGACTTACCCATTTACAAAATAACTATTGACCCCGAATACTCGGACGGCGAAGACTTAGGCATTGAACAAATTGCCTTTACATCAAACCCCGCTATAAAAGTTCGCGGCCTAGCTTTCGAAAACGTTGCTAAGCGTTTCTTTTCCGATAGTTTAAAATACCGCGTTACTGCCCCCGCAATGATTCCAATGGAAATTTACAGACGCGACGACGACGGGGAGTATTACGTACAATTCGACGAACAAACCATAGAACAAATTTACGTCAAGTTCATGCGCGACCTTTCTAATAGAAACGTCTTTAACTTAGAGCATGACCAAAGTAAAGAGGTACCCGCTTACATTTTAGAAGCGTGGATTGTCGAAAACCCAACCCAAGATAAAGCACTTACAACCTATGGCATCGAAGTACCTAAAGGAACTTTAATGCTAACGGCACAAATTACCGACGTAGACTATTACAACCAACTAGTAAAAGACGAACAAGTAGGTTTTTCAATCGAAGGCTTTTTGGGAATGAAATTAAGTAAACACTTAAAACAAAATAATATGAATTTCCCAGATGGTGAACACCTTTTAGAAGGTAAGATTTACGTAGTCAAAGACGGCGAAGTAATCGAGATTAAAGAAGTAGAAAAAGAAGAAGTCGAAATGGCTGAAGTAACAGAAGAAGTTACCGAAGAAGTAGCTATGGAAGACACAAGCGTAACCGAAGACGAGGTTGTAGAAGAAGAAGTAGAAACCGAAATGGCTGTTGATCCAGTTATGGACGCCGAAGCTATCGCTGCTATCGTTATGCCTTTAATCGAAGAACGCGAAAAAGCATTAATCGGAATGATTGCAGACCTTAAAAACCAAATTGAAGAATTAGGCGTAATCAAAGAAGACGAAGAAATCGAAATGGCTAAGGACACAAAAATGTCGGCATTTGACAAGTTCAAAATGTTTCGTGCATCAAACAAGTAAACAAATAAAAACAAAATAAAAACCAAACAAAAATGAGAAATCTTAAATTTGACTTGGACGTAGAAACAAACGCGTTGTTATGTCCTAACCCAGACGAATTTTATTCGCGCGCTTACTTAACCGAAGACATCGCGGACAACTACCGCACGTTGCCAGGCATTAAGTCAGCTACAAAATTGGCTAACGTTACTTTCGGCAACCTTTTGGCTGCGTCAACTTGTAACTTTACTGCCCCTACTGACAACCTCGACGCTATCGACATCGACGTATGTGCGCTTTCAGCAATGAGCCAAATTTGTCAATTCGACCTCGA